AGGCATCTCAGGTATGTCAGGTATGTCATCAAAGTCGTTCTCATATCTGATCTCCTCTTGCTCTGGTACAGGCTGTCTAATAGCCTCACCAGGAGCGTTAATCCTTTCCCTTATAGTAGGCTCAGGCTCTCCCCCGATGAACTCCTTGACAGCGTTAATCCCTCCTTGTAGGATATCGTTTATCATAAAGTGTCCCTCCTTTCTGTCGTTCCATATAATCCTTATACTTATCTGAAGCTGCCTTCTCTAACTTAACTTTCCTTTGGGCAGCATACTTAGGAAGGTCTGATATCATCCGCCTTGTACCAGGGATAGGCCCAAGCGTAGTCCTTAGACTGATAGTGCCAGTCTTAGGGTCAGTAACAGGGAACACATCCTTAGCATCTAATCCCATGTCAGAGATCATAGGTAGAAACCTCTCAGCCTGACTATCGATGTAACCATCAAGTGCATTATCTAACCTTGTCACATTGAGCTTAGCTGTCCTGGCTATGTACCCAGGATCTCCAAGTAGTCTTGTACCCTTCTTGGTAGTAGTCCAGCTATTCTTCATCCAGTTAGATACCAGATTGATATTACCTTCACTGGCAGGGTTAGGATCAACCATGATCTTCTCCCTCAGTACCTGCTCCATATAATCAGACTGGTTGTCAGGTATATCCTTTCTCCACCAGAAGTATTCCTGCTTGTCTCTTACCTCTTCTACACCTGTCTGTATAGCAGTGAAGTCAACAGGTACAGGGTGAGCAGTAAGGAACTGCGCTCTCTGCAATGCCAGAGGTAGATCTACACCAAGCTCTCTAAGGTGCATGAAGTTCCTCAAGGTCTTGCCCTTGTCGACATTCTTGATACCAGAGATATACTCATCCCTTGCAACGGGTGGTAAGCTATCAAGAATCTGTATGCCAGCTTGTGCCTTGTCAGGCAGATCCTGAACAGTAAAGCCACCTGCCTTTCCTTCAAGCAGGTTAGCAGGAACATTCATAGTAGCAAGGTTCTGTAATGTAGCCACCCATTCACCATTCAATGCACCTATCTTGACAGACTGATCTCCTACATGAGCTATGGTTCTTACCTTCTCAGCTTTGATGAACTCCTCTCTGTCATCTCCTTCCAAGCCTTGAGCATCAGCCTTAGCTTGTGCGCTATCTTCACGGATCTTTACCATCTGAGTCAGAGCAGCTTGCTCTTCCTTCTTGGTAGCTCCTGTCTCTACTACATTAGGATCTTGTATGGCATTGATTAAGTCACCTGTCCGGTAGTTCTCAGCAGTCCTCTTGTCATACTGATCAAGGATGTACTCATACCTGGAAGGTGACATGAACTTGTTATCAAGGACAGAGTTTCTATTCTTGACCCTGGTCTTGAACTCGCTCTTTGTCATCTCTCCTGATAGATATCCACCTTCTACAAGTGATCTCTCATCAGCAATGTCAATAGCTGAGTCTGCTAAGTTCTGACTCTCAAGCTGATCATCAATCCTCTGTATAGAACCTGTCCTTGAGAACAGGCTGGTATCTCTATCTCCCTTGAACTCTTTAGCCAACTTGATAAGAGAAGGATCTCTGGTCTGCAAGATAGCATTAGTCAGTACCTGATCTTTCTGTGATGCTGTAAGCTGTAAAGGCTTGAGCATACCATTGAGTAGATCAAGAGCCTCTGTACCTACTGCACCTTGCAGTACCTTAGATCCATTGACAAGCACATCAGTGCCAGCATTCATCCTTCCATCTATCTCAAAGCCTATCTTAGCTGCTTCTCTTCTTGCTGTAGCTTGAGGCATTGCTTCCCTCATAGCTACTGCTGTCAGCTTCTGCAACTCATTGCTCTTTGCATAGTTATCATAGTTCTCCATCATGAAGTTGTCTACATCTACATAGGCAGACTTAGCTGCTTCATCCCACTGCTCATCAGTGATGTTTGTATCAGCCAGAGCATTAAGCTCTGCTTGCTTCTTGAGCATCTGTCCTTTTATAGCTACAGCAGCATGAGCTTGATATCCTGCATTGGTAGCATCAGAGCTTGGCTGCATCTTCTGCATAGCTCTTGAGGTCTGTACTATCTTATCAGCCTCTACTTTCTTAGCTGTCTTGGCTATATACATATCACCAGCTACCCCTGCAAACTTCACAAGGGCATCTGCTATGTAAGTACCCTCGCTCATACCTTTGTTAAAGGAAGCTCTTGGAGCTACCCTTGACTGTAGATCTGGCTGGTACTTGGGTCTATTAACTGCTGGCCCCATACTAAAGGGGTTCTGTACTTTCTGTCTTTCCATTATACCTCCTTAGCTGGTCTTTGCCGGTGCAGCAGCAGTATAAGCATTGCCTACTGCCTTGGTTGCATTGTAAGCTGAGCTAAAGTTGCTCAGTCCAGAGCTTAGAGCAGAGTAGTAGCTTGGCTTCTGGATAGTTGTATCTGCACCCATCACTGTAGCACTCTGAATCTGCTCAGCCTTCTGATCAATGGCATCAAGCATACTTTCTCTCTTGTATGTTATCTCTGCCATACGACCACCTATGCCTGTATTGAGATCCTGTATAGCAAGGTTCACAGAGTTACCATAAGTACCAGTAGCAGCAGCTTGAAGCTCTACTGAACTCCTGGCTGTTAGGTACTCTCTCTGAGCTTGCATAGACTCAGCATGGCTTTCATAGATGGCATCAGATTCTGCCTTATCTAATTCACCATACTGTCTTATAGCATCTTTTGTAAGAGCATCATTGTAATCCTCTTGGGCATCCTTCTGCCTCTCACTGGTCTGGTAAGACATACCAGCACCAGCTACTGCTGCAATCGCTCCAATGACTGCTGCTGCTACTCCCATTATAACCTCCTTCCTCTTCTTGCGAGGTTCCCATTATATTCAAAGTCACGAACCTCTAAGGGTAGGTGGCTACTTGTGCTAAAAGTTAGCTTGTATCTGTCAGACTTCTGCCTGATAGGTACTCTGTGCTGACCATCAACCAAAGGTGCAAAGCCTACTAAGTTCTCTGCTCCTCCAAGGGTTCTATTACCATATTCATATTGTCTCACACTGCCGTTATCTGATTCGATGGTAGCTGTGAGATCTCCTGTAGTATTGTAGTTCATGTAGAAGGAGCCAACCACTAACCTATCCAGGTTGAGTGCATATCCATTCTCATCCAAAGCCACTGGATTGGTTGGACTGTAGTTGCAGTAATACTTCCTACCTATTGTCACCGTCACTGAACCTTGATCTGCATTGAGTTCTTCATTTGTCCTTAGGTCAGAACCTGATCTATAGAAGTCAACAACTGTCCCTCTGTCATAGAAGTAAGCACCATTCTTCCTGATCATGACAAGCTCATCTTCATCAACCTCTGGATATGGATCTTGACATACCCATTCATCCTCAGGAGCTGAGTAGACCATAAGACTGTCTGTTCTCCTATCAAGTCTGATAGGGTAGCCAATTATTTGGTCAACAGGATCACCAAGGTCTATCTTCTCTACACAAATATCAGTTCCATCTCTCATCACTATGAACCAAAGTATATCTTCTACAAACTCAAAGTGAAGTATCTGATCTGTCGGAGGGAAGACTATCATGCTCCATGAACTCTGCACCTTCTCTGCTCCTTGCCATAGCCAGTGATACACGTATAGGATATGATTGTAGGCATCTGTCTTGATAATCATCATGTTTATGTTAGTAGAGGTTGCCATGATTATAGGGTTACCTCTGACATATTGCTTTACATGATCTGTCACTGGCCTTGCCTTCTTAGTGTCGGTAATAGAGTCAGTGAAGAACTCCCTTATACCTGTATACTGCCCATAGTTAAAAGCAAAGAAGATAGCATCACCAGAAGCTATAGGGTCTACTGACAACTGTGCTTCATAGGATGTGGCTTGCCTAAGTGTTGCATTGTCTCTGGTTATAGGCTTGCTGCCATCCAGTATGAACTGCCCTTGCTCAGAGAAGAATACAAGATCACCATCAAAGTAGATAGAAGCATTGATGAAGTTGACCTTAGCTACATCTGAGAACACATCTATAGGATCTGTATCTAAGGCAGCTTGAGCTGTCTCTCTATAGAAGTTAAAGAAGTCTCCTGATCTTGTCATGATGACAGACTCACCAGAGGTTAGGAACAACCTGTTCTGGAAGAGTCCTACACTCTGTATAGGCTGAGCGTAGTCTTCATTGATGAAGGTTGGATGTGGGTTAGTATTATCACTCCCTATCTCTCTGTCTGCCCACTCTCCTTGTCTGAGTGTGAAGATAGCCTGACCAAGAGAGTAGCTCTCTCTGACCAAGACATGAGGCATCGTAGCTTTATCAGGTCCAAGCGTTATATCAGGAGCTATAGTCTCTCTCCATGTTATGTGATCTGAGCCTGTGTTTATAGCCTCAAGCCAGTAGTTAGAGTTTTCACTCTTAGTTGAGCCTGGAGGATCTACCTCTACCTTATAACCTTCTGGTGCTGATCCTGGTAATAGAGTTGTGTTCTCTATCTTGCCATTGATGGCCACAGAGTTAGCATTGTCTGCTGAATCTGTTACATAGGTGGTAAAGAAGGCTCCATCATTCCTATTTATCCTAACTGTGTTATTGTGAACTGTCCAAGTAAATGTGTCAGCGAAAAGATTAGATGGGTGGGCTATATTATAATTTGCTATGTTACTTAAGTATTGTGTCCTATACTCAGTTCCAGATGTACCAAGCAAGATACTATTCATCTTGCTTGCTATAAACTCTGGTCTGATACCATACTTGTCAGATCCTACTGTACCATCAGCAGTTATTATAGTACCAATCCAGAAGTTATTAATAGATAATACTATGTGCTGCCCATAATCAGCAAACTGAGTATAGAATATAGCTATGTTTTCAAGTACCGGAGACTTCCTTGAATCAAGATATACTGGCTTGTCCTTATTAACTATGAAGGTATAGTCACCTATGGTGAGCATCTTCAAGGTAGTAGCAGGGGAAGCACAAGCAAGGTACTCAGCTTCTGTATTATTCTGAACATTGATTATATGCTCAGTACCATCAGGACTCCATGCTCTCAGCTTGCCGGTTGTCTGGTCTATGCTTATGAAATACTCTTCACCTGTACCCCTCTCATAATGATGCCACTTAGAGTAATGTGACAGAGCTGCATTGTCCAGGACAGAGACTGCTTCTGTACCTTGCCTATTGATAAGACCTCTTACGATATCAGGTCTTAGATTTTCTGACCGAGTACACTGACCAGGAAGCCTTGTCTTCTCAGGCTGCTGAGATACTCCCTGGATCGGCCTACCTTGGTTTGATGTAATATAACTCATTGTACCTCCTTAATGTTTACTATGTAGTTCGCTTAGGGAATACACCAGAGTAGGGAGAAGCAGAGTTCTGTCCTCCTACTCTACTAAGGAAGGATACAACTTCTGCATTGTCTCTCAGGTAGTTCCTCTTTCTGTTTCTTGCATCTTCTCTTGACATAGCTATCAGTGATACCCTCTCATCTTCCATCTGGAACTTCCATCGCTTCTCATCTACCTCTAAGTCCTGGGCAAACATACGTCTCGCTGTATAGGTGGCAGCTTCCATTGCTATAGGAGGCATGTCCTCAAATGCAAGCTCAGTAATGAATACGAACTCAATGTAAGGTGTGACTGAATCGTTATCTGTGATTGCCCTATCTCTAAGGTCAAAGGTGTGGTTATGAAGATCATAGATCTTAGTACCTCTTATGCTCAAGCCTACGCACCTGGATGCACCAGTTGTGACAATAGACAAAGCAGAGGGAGGTGCTTGTATATATCCTGTGGTCTCATCAGGTGATAGCTTCCAGTTACTCTCTTTGTTGAACCACCATCCTTTAGCTTGCATATCCATAGTTACCTGATCTATTACCTGGGCTGCTGTAGCAGCATCCAGATCAGGATCATCTTCTGTGGCTACAGGTGCAAGACCAATACCTCTAAGGCAGGTGTTGATTGCATCTAACTTTGTTCTTGCCATATTGTACCTCCAAAAAATAACCCTACCAACCAGAGTGGCAGGTAGGGCATATTTATTCTAAGTCTCACATGTTAGACAAGTGAGACAGGCGATTAGCTATAGCTACGAGTAGCAGTTGCCTTGCCCTTGGCCTTGTTAAGAACAGCAGTGTTGCTGGTAGCTCCAGAAGGAGAAGCAACGACAGCGATGTTGTCATAACGATCAGGGATACAACCCTCAGCGAACCAAGAGTCAATGAAGTTACTCTTTGTCTTCTTGTCAAAGAAGATATCACCCTGGAGGGAGATAGTCCGGCCAGCAAGCAGGGAGTCAGGGCCATAGATAACGCCATGAGCAGTCTGCATATCAGCAGTTACATTGTATCGGTTGCCGTTGTTGGCATTGGACAGAAGATGGTTGTCAGCACCGTCATGGGGATTGAGTTTCATCTGAGTGAACTCAGTAGAACCCATCACAGGGATGTTATAACCCTTGAGTGTACCAGTCAGGCCGGAGAAGTTAGTACCAGAAGTTTCATTAGAACCACCAGCAGACTGAGCGATGAAGCCATAGTCTACAAGGATGGAGAACTCATTGATAGGTACGATGCAACGAAGGCCAGCCAGGGGAACTCGCTGGATGACAAGGCCCATGAGAGCAATCTCAAGAGCAGATACAAGCTGGTAGGGATCTTGTGCCTGGGACAGGTCAGCCTGGAGGTCAACCTCAATAGCTACTCCATGACCTTTGACACGGGAGATGCCACCAGTAATGGTATTGGCACCAGGATCAAACGTACCGCCAGTGAAGCCACCACCAAGCAACTGCTGAATGACCA